TTGGTGGGCCAACCACTGATCTGGTGACAATGGACTACAGCTTCGACTTGCTAGGCATTGCATCAGGTGGTCGACTATATTTTTGGAACCCAGTTGCATCCACACTCACGCAAAACACCGATCCAGACCTTGGCGTGGTGCTTGACTTCTGCTGGGTGGATGGGTATTTCATGACTACCGACGGTGCCAATTTGGTCGTCACTGAGCTGTCTAATCCGTTGTCTGTCAACCCATTGAAATACGGCAGTTCAGAAGTTGATCCAGACCCTGTGGTGGCATTGATAAAACTACGCAACGAGGTCTATGCGCTCAACAGTAATACCATTGAGGTGTTTGACAATGTGGGTGGTGATCTGTTTCCATTCGCACGCATCGATGGCGCACAAGTTCAAAAGGGTGTGCTTGGAACGCATGCATGCTGCATCTTCTTAGACCGCATTGCATTTTTGGGTGGTGGCCGAAACGAAGCGCCATCCATTTACATTGGCGCATCAGCAACAACCCAGAAACTTAGCACGCAAGAGATCGACAATCTGCTGTTGCAATACACAGAAGCACAGCTGGTTCGCGTCCAACTAGAAGCACGAAACGACAAGAATCATCTGCACCTTTATGTTCATCTTCCAGACCGCACCATTGTCTATGATGCATCAGCATCCGAGGCATTGGGCGAGGCGGTCTGGTTTACGTTGGCCAGCACAGTAGTCGGATTTTCACAGTATCGCGCACGCAATATGGTCTGGATTTACGACAAGTGGTTGGTTGGCGATCCACAGTCCAACTCTATCGGATACTTTGTGCAAAGCACTGGTGAGCATTGGGGACAACAGGTGCGCTGGGAATTTGGCACTCTGATTGTCTACAATGAGGGAAATGGCGCAATCTTTAACGAGCTAGAGCTAGTCAGCTTGACTGGCAGCGTGGTTTTAGGAACCAACCCACAGATCAGCACCAGCTACAGTGTGGATGGAAAGTCATGGAGCCAAGACAGATACATCACTGTTGGCACGATTGGAAATACCATTAAGCGATTGGCGTGGTTTCAGCAAGGCCACATGCGCAACTGGCGCATCCAGCGCTTCCGTGGTGATAGCGATGCTCATGTGTCATTTGTTCGTCTTGAAGCTCAGATTGAGGCATTGGCATTCTGATGGCAACCTCACCAACATCCCGCAGACTAAATCTGACGCGAGATCAGCTTGCAACTTTTCTGACTGATCAGCAACAGATTAGACAGTTTGAATTGCTTTTTTCTACTGTGGATGAAATTCAGGTCATTACAGGAACAGACTTCGAGTATCAAGCAGACACGGCAGCGGCCAATGCCAACAACGCGCTGGCTCAGATCAGTGCACTGGCGCAGGATACAGCAGTCGATGACGCTGTCCTGAATGCCAAAATTCAACAGGCCTTGGATGCCATTCCACGCTTGTCCCAAGCACTTGACTTGCTTGCACTGGCTCCTGTGCGTAACAATATCGAACTGGCGCATGATGTAAATGGCATCTTGCCTTATGCAAACCAAACCGCCTCAGTGCGATCTAATCAGGTGCTCACATGGCTTTCGATGTAATTACACCCGCAAAACTTGGCCAAGCGGCCATCACTACAGGCGTGACCACGCTCTACACCGTACCGGCCAGCACACGCACATTGCTCAAGGAATTCAGCATTGCCAACACCACGGCAGCGGCCATCAATGTTCGCGTGTTCTTAGTGCCATCTGCAGGTTCGGCAGGCACTGGCAATGCATTCCTATACGATGTGTCAGTCCCAGCCAACAATGCTCTGCAATACAACGGCATTGAGGTGCTGAACGCAGGCGACACAATCCAAATTCAGGCAGCATCTGCTGGCCTCACAATCATCGCCAGCGGTGGCGAAGCCACATAAGGAGAATGAAATGACCGTATCAATCAAGGTTCTGATCCCACCAAAGCAGGCCGAAAACGCCCAGACTACGCAGTACACCGCAGTCAACTGCAAAGCGCTAATCGACAAATTCACAGCCACCAATACCACGGCAGGCAATGTGACGATCAGCGTCAACTTAGTGACCAGTGGCGGCACAGCTGGCGTGACCAACTTGATTGTGGACACTCGAAGCATTGCACCTGATGAAACATATACGTTCCCAGAGCTGGTTGGCCAAGCGCTGGAATCAGGAAGTTTTATCAGCACAATCGCCAGCGCAGCCACATCGCTGACCATCCGCGCATCTGGCCGCGAAATCACTTAATCAAGGAGAACAGCATGGACAAATTCATGATGATGCCAAAGGGCTTTATGGGCTTGCCAATGGATGAGGAATTCATCAGCACAGCCGAGAATAAAAAGAACACCCAGATCGCCATCGATGACTGGATGCTTGGCCCTGAGAATCCAAGCAACGAGCCAACGGCCAACAAGACCTACTGGATCGCTGTGGGCAAGGCCATGCAAGTGGACGAAAAAGAAGCTCGTCGTCGTCGCTGCTCAAACTGCGAGTACTACGACAACAGCACCATGACACAGGCCAAGATGGAGCGTATCCCACGCAATGACTGGGACACCGATGCTGGTTTCCGTGGTTACTGCACCAAATTCGAGTTCATTTGCCACGACCTGCGCGTCTGCCAGGCATGGGAAGAACGTGAATTTGAAATGGAAGATTGACCAAATGCCAAAATGTGGGAAAATAGTCAGCACTGAGCCGTTCGAGCCGCCAGTAGCTCACAAGCCCCTGCACAGGAGTTTTCGATGAGTCATGTTGCGGTTCAGCAAGTCAAAGCTGGTGTTCCAGCCGAGCACCTGCCAATCTATCGCCTAGAGGCCGAGCTGCTCAAGCTGCCTCAGGTGGACATGCCTGTCGATCACGACTTCTGCAATGGCCTGTACGCTCGGACAATGCACATTCCTGCTGGCACCGTTTTAACTGGCGCAGTTCACAAAGAAGAATCGTTTTTCTTGGTGCGTAAAGGCGAGTTGATTGTCAGCACAGACAACGGCCCACGCACTCTTAAAGCAGGAGACATGAGCGTCTCAAAGATTGGCACCAAGCGTGCTGGCATTGCTTTGACAGAAGTCGAAGTCACAACATTTCACGCAAACCCAAGCAACGAGCAAGACCCACAAGCGCTGTGGGATATGTTCACCATTCCAGCGCCAGCAATAGCTCTTGAAACTGCACAGACAGCGCAATTGGAGGAATCAAAATGACATTTGGATTATCAGGAGCAGCACTAGCAGGCATTGCCGTTGGTGGTGCCACACTCATCTCTGGCATGGCTCAAGCAGATGCGGCAGAAAGCGCAGCAGCAGCACAAACAGGTGCATCACAAGCTGGCATTGAAGAACAGCGCAGGCAATTTGATAAAGTTCAGGAACTGCTCAAGCCGTACTCTATGGCAGGAGAAAAAGCGCTTGGAGGCCTTGCGCCATTCGCAGCAGCAGGCGCACCAGCACTTGAAGAGCAACAAGCACTGCTTGGCCTTCGTGGGCCAGAGGCAGAACGTGCGGCAATTGAGCGCATTAGAAGCGGAGAAACATTCCAAGCCCTTGCTGGTCAAGGTGAGGAAGCTCTTTTGCAACGCGCATCGGCCACTGGTGGTTTGCGTGGTGGAAACATCCAAGGTGCACTGGCACAGTTTAGACCAGCATTGCTTTCTAGTCTGATTGATCAGCAATATGGACGCTTGGGTGGTATGACTGCACTTGGTGCAGAAACAACAGGTAACTTAGCACGACTTGGCCAAGCATCTGCAGCTGGTACTGGTGCGGCAGCTCAAACAACTGGAACAAACGTGGCCACATTACTTGGACAACAAGGTGCAGCACAAGCTGGAGCTGAAATCGCACAGGGCAGAGCATTTGGTGCAATTCCTGCAGCAATCTCTGGTGGCCTTGGATTATTTAGCGGTCTCGGAGGTAAATTCTGATGCAACCTATCAACTATGGGGTTCAAATCCAAGACCCAACACAGTCATTCTTGAGCGCTTTCCAAACAGGCGCAAGCATTCAGGAATCAAGGCTTAAGCAAGAGCAACAGCAACAGCAATTAGCCAATCAAAAACTGATTCAAGAAGGATTTGCAAAGCTGCGCCAGCCAAATGCAACCGCTGCCGACTATGCCAATCTTGCAATGGTCTTGCCAGAAACACAGGCAAAGTCTGTGCGCGAGAGTTTTAATATGCTTTCAGGCGAACGTCAGAATGCAGCATTGCAACAATCTGGCCAAGTATTTTCTGCATTCAAAGCAGGACAACCAGAGATCGCTATCAGTTTGCTTGATCGTCAGATTGAAGGAAAACGCAACAGTGGCGATGAAGAAGGTGCAAAATTCTTGGAGACTTGGCGCAATGTGGCCAAAGAAAACCCAAAGGCAACTGAGGATTATTTTGGATTCACTATTTCGCAAATGCCTGGTGGCGACAAGGTAATCGAAAGCGCAGTCAAACTTGGTGGTGAACTCAGAGCGCAAGCTAAAGCACCAGCAGAATTGACACAAGCCATAGCAGCAGCAGACAAAGCAGTTGCTGAGGCAACTACAGCTCAAGCCACAGCCACCAATGCAGCAGAAAAGGCAGCAGCAGATGCGGCCAAAGCAACAGCAGATGCAAATGCGGCTAAGGTTAAAGCGAAATATGCAGAGCAAGTCGAAATTGCAGGCCTGAATAAGACCAACTGGGACATCAACAATCTGCGAAGTCAAATTGGTGATCGTTCTGCACGTTTGAATCTTGATACTCAAAAAACAGCCGCAGATGTTGCTGAAAAAATGTCTAGCATTCAGAGCAAGTTGAATGACATTCCAGCAGACACTCGCAAGCTGATCAACGAGTCTGCGACCCTATCAGCAACCTCTAAGCAATCAGCCCAGCAGTTCAATGACTTGGCAAAGCGCCTTGATGAGGCTGGTGGCGGTTATGGTGTGTTCTCAAGCGCCTCAGACTTCTTGAAAAAAGGTGCAGGTTTCCAAGGCGGCATGACGCAACTGCGCCAAGAATACACACGCCTTCGCAACACAGCGGCCATCAAGTCCTTGCCACCAGGCCCAGCCACCGACAAAGACATTGCAATGGCTCTGAAAGGCTTCCCAAGCGACAACGCATCTGCTGGTGACTTGTCCAGCTTCTTGCGTGGTATGGCCAAACTGCAAGACGTTGATGCATCCATCAACAACGCCAAGACAGACTGGCTTGCCCAGAACAACGGCACGCTCACACGCGCCAAGAACACATTTGTTGCTGGCGACTATGCGACCAAGCCTGGCGAGACATTCAACGACTTTGCGCAACGCATTGTTGTAGATGTATCGAAAAAATATCGCTCACCAGAGCAGATGGCAGAAGACAGACGCCAGCAACTTGTTTCTCAGATTCCAACTAACCAAGCACAAGTGCCTGCGGCAGCAGCTGCGGCAGCGCCAGCAAATATTCGCTCACAGGCTGACGCAATCCTGCGTGGAGGTCAATAAATGGCAACAGCCGACGAATACGCAGCTTGGATCGTCAAGAATTCCGCAAAACGCGGAACTCCTGAGTTCGACACCGTGGCACAGGCATACCAGCTTGCTAAGGCAGAAGAAACTACGGCAGTCACGCAGCAACAGATTGCACCACCACCAGCACAACCTAGCATTGGCCAACAAATTGTCGGTGCTGGAGAAACAGCCCTGACATTAGGAACTGGTGCAGTTGGTGGCACGCTTGGAACATTGGCTGGAACGCTGCAAGGCTTATCACAGCAAATTCTGTCAGGAAACTTTGGCACGCCAGAAGCCATGCGTGCGGTCGAGAAGGCCGCAGCTGAAGGTGCGCAGGCGCTTACCTATCAACCACGCACTCAAGCTGGCCAAGAGCAAGTGCAGGCCGTTGGTCAAGTCTTGGCCAACGTATTGCCACCAGTCCTGCCTGCAATCGCAGCACCAGGCGCTATTATGCAAGCCGCACGCACAGCAGCCCCAACCGTTGGCGCAGCAGGTCAGATCACAGGCGCAGCAGGTCGTCGGGCAGCCACCGCAACAGGCCAAGCCATTGCCAAGCCAGTACAGGCGGCCACAACAGCCGTTCGCGAGACTCTTGGTATGGAGGTAGCACCAGCACCAGCGCAAGCCGGTGCGCGTGTCTCAGCAGGTGCGGCAGCTACACCTGAAGCCTTACGTCGAACCACTACTGCCGAAACTCTGCCAGTTCCAGTCACACTTACCAAAGGCGCGGCCACTAGGGATGCCCAGCAATTGGCCTTTGAGAAAGAACAGATCAAAAGCGATCTTGGTGGACCACTACGCCAACGTGCTGAAGAAAACAACCTGCAAGCCTTACAGAACTTTGACGCTTTGGTTGACATGACAGATGCCCAGCTCATGGACTTATCATCCACAGGCGGTGCTGTCGTCAAATCCTTGACCGAAGGCCTAACAGCCGCCAAGAACAGGACTCGCGCAGCCTACAAAGCAGCCGAGAAAGCAGGTGAGCTGGAGAACAGCGTTACCCTTAAAACTGTGGTGGACTACATCAACGAAAACATCCCAGAAGGTGACTTGGCCCCGATACTGAAGGCGGCACAGCAAAAGGCTATTGCCATTGGTGCAGCAGTTCCAGACGCAGATGGCAGGCTCGTGGCCCAGCCCATCACTTTGCGCCAAGCAGAAAGTCTTCGCCAGACCTTCCAGCGTGCTGGGTTTGAAGGTGCTGATCAGTTTCACGGTGGAAGCCTGAAACGAGCATTTGATGTTGAGACAGAAGGCCTTGGTGGTGATCTCTACAAAAAAGCTCGGCAAATTCGTCTTGATCAGGCACGCAAGTTTGAAAATCGTGCCATTGTTGCTCGACTTATCAAAAACCGAAAAGGCATGGAAGACCCACAGGTTGCAGCCGATCAGGTTTTCCGCAAGTCCATCCTTAACTCGTCACCAGAGGAAATCACGTTTTTGAAGCGTGTTCTTTTGACCAGCGGAAACGATGGCCAGCAAGCCTTCAAAGAGTTGCAAGGTGCCACTGTGCGCCACCTCAGAGATGAGGCCACAAAAGGCATGGGAATGGACTCGCAAGACCGTCCTTTGATCTCTCCAGCAAAACTGCACCAGTCTGTGCAAGCACTCGATGCTAATGGTCGACTCGATGTCATCCTTGGTAAGAAAAACGCACAGGTTGTGCGCGACCTTGATGATGTCGTGCGCTATGTCACCACAGTGCCACCAGGCACACTCGTGAACAGCTCAGGAACAGCAGGAACACTTCTGGCAGCAATGGCAGAAGCAGGAGCTACAGGTGCATTAACTGGCCTACCATTGCCAGTGGCATCTGGCATACGACAAATTATCAAAATGCGACAAGAAGGTCGCACAAAGGCCAAGATTAATGAAGCCCTCAATGCATTGCCACAAGTGCAACCTTGAGCGACAATTCGACCAGGAGAACCAATAAATGTCAGCACTATCGATCAATCCACCGTATCCAGCATTTGCTGGCGCTGACGGACAGCCGTTGGAGAATGGTTACATTTGGATTGGCACAGTCAATCTAAACCCACAGGTCAATCCAATCAGCGTTTATTGGGACTCAGCCCTGACGATTCCAGCAGCTCAACCCATTCGCACATTGAATGGCTATCCAAGCTACCAAGGAACACCATCACGTTTCTATGCAGAAAGTGATTACAGCATCCAAGTATTGGACAGCAAAGGAAGCGTGGTTTATACATCGCTGAACGGAAATATATCTTCTGGCTCAACGGCAACAAATGCAACTGGAAATGGAGTGCAGACAATATTTCCTGTGACATCTACACTATTTGCAATTTACATCAATGGCGTGTATCAGAACCAAAACACTTATACAGTTTCTGGTGGTAATGTGACATTCTCAGAAGCGCCACCCATCACCTCGGTGATTGAATTCTTGGTTTAAGGAGACCGAAATGCTCAAGACAGTTGGATTCCCATCAACACGCACTGGCGATCAAACAATCATCAATGGCAACCTTGTCATCGGCACCGCAGGCAAAGGCATTGACTTTTCTGCCGATCCCTCTGCCGCTGGCATGACAAGCGAGTTGCTGGACGACTACGAGGAAGGCACTTGGTCGCCTGTTTACACGTCCGAAAGCGGCACTTTCACAACCATGACAATGGAGTTTGAAAACGCTGTATATACCAAAGTTGGCCGTCTTGTTACTGTCTCCGCCTATGTTGCAACAGGAAACGTGGACGCAACTGGCGCAAGTGGTGGCCTTCGTATATCGGGTCTTCCTTTTACCAGCAACATTAGAACAGCAGCTTGTTTATCCAGAACTTCAGGTTTTACTGGTGATTTTCCATTGTCTGGGTATGTTGATCTTAGCTCCACCCAAGTGCAGTTGTACTACCGTCTTTTGGCAAATACTGCTGATGTAAAAGTGGATGTTTCTGATTTGCAAACTGGCGCTGGCGGCAATAGAAACGTTGTTGTTTTTAGTGCCTCTTACACCGTAGCGTAAGGAAAACCAATGGCACTGACAAAAGTTTCTTACTCGATGATTGACGGAGCGTCGATCAACGTCCTTGATTTTGGCGCTGTTGGTGATGGCGTTGCAAATGACACAGCAGCGTTTCAAGCTGCCATTGACTCTGGCACTGCTGACACAATTTATGTTCCATTTGGAACGTATTTGCTTGACCCAGTTAACTTGCGCAGTGAAATCACAATCATCGGTGATGGTTACAACTCTGTTTTGCAAGCAAACAGCACCACAGGCATTTTGTGTAACAACGCCACTGTTCCTGCAACTCCAGACATGATCAACGTAGAGATTTTAAATCTACGTTTTACTGGAGTGCAGTCAAAAGCCATTTATCAGTCAGACATGACTGCGTATTCGGCTTATTTTCAAATCAAGAATTGCTATTTTGACGGCAATCTGTCTGAGGGTATTTTTGGAAACTTTCTAAACAGTGACATCATAGACAACCAGTTTGGTTATTACACTGGTCCAGCGGCCTACAACAGCCGCCACGTCTACGCTGTTGGGACTCAAACACGCAACAGCAACATGGTGCGAATCATTGGCAACCACTTTCAACGCGCTGTTGGCCCCGAGTCCGTGCACGTTGAAGTTGGCGAAATGCTCATCATCGAAGACAACACTTTTGAAACCAACCAGTCAACTTGCGTCATCAACGCTGTGGGTGTCATCAACGCCAAGATTTCAAAGAACTGGTTTGAAGACAACCCAAATGCTCTTCAAATTATCAAAACCGGAACATCCTACATCACTGCAAATCCTTGGGTTCCTGATCTTTTGGAGGTGTTTCAAAATAGATTTGCAACAATTTTGGGGGTTGAGGCATCGACAATTGTTTTGACAACTGATGAAGCAGTCCAGTTAGATTTTTACAACAACTGGATTACGTCAACAAGCTATTACGCAATGCTTGGCAACAGCTATGTATTTGGTCAGCCAATAAATTACGCAACTAACGTCTTGCGGAATTGCTACGGCAACATTTACTTTTCAAATCTTAGCTTGTCACCCCGAATTGCAGATCAG